TCCATCATACCCAGGAATTTTTCGATAGTCCTGGTAGTTGCACCGCCTCCAGAGAATTTGAATGTAGGGTCGAGCATGGTTGTGGCCAGCTTAGTCCATACCTTCATTATTTGCTGCATCTGTAACTCTTTCGCCATCACGTGTCAAATGTTTTTTGAGATATTGTCGAGCAAGAAATAACCTACTCTTGATTGTCTCGATGTTTTTAGATTTCAATGTACCTTTCGCATATTCAATATCTGCGATTTCCCTAAGAGAATATCCAGCTTCCTGGAGTAAGATTGCGTCTCTGTGTATGGGCTTCATTTCGTCCAGCACAGACAAGATTTCATCGTTGTAAAGCTGTCTGTAATTGTCAATGCCCATAGCATTGCCGCTTACCTCTGAGTCATCAATGATGTTGTCGCCATACCACTCTATGTCATTGTCATAGTCCTTGTTGTTATGCTTCTGCCTTTGGCGTTCAAGCTCAAAGACTTGTCGCTTGGTAACAATGTGCAGCCATGTATGAATAGAGCGAGAGGGGTCGTATGTTTCAATCCTTCGATAGAAATTAACAAGCACCTCAGTATAGTTCTCCTCCACGTTATCTTGACAGTTGGAGTAATTCATGCAGAGCTTGTATATCATGTTGTAGTACGGCTTGACGTACTTATTAAATAGCTCTGTCCTCCTGGCAATTACGGCTTGGTCTCGTTCTTTGTCGTATTCGGGATTGCATACCTCGTTCTCCATAGATGCGCAACTGATTGATTGAACAATAATGATGCGCGTGGATTGAACTTATTGGCAATGCAATACTTCACCCAGCGGTCGTTGAGGTCTTTGAACTTTTCTCGTACCTCATCATCTGATGGCTTCGGCTGCTTTTCGAGGAACCTACAAAAGATCTGTACGGTATCGATCAGCTTCTTGGTGTGTATTTCAGCCGCTTTCTGCTGAGCTTTCTTTTGTCGTTTTGCGAAACTCATAGTCTGAATTTTTTTACATAATACATATAGATGTGCGTAGCGTCAGCTTCATTGTCATCGCAAGGGTTGGTTTTCCAACGTAGCTTGCAGAAATTCACCATCTTAATCTTGTCAGCGTTTCCGTCACCAGTGGCCCATTTCTTGACTGTTCTTGGGTTCACCAATGCTGGTTCTGGGAGGTCAAGAGTGTCGCAAACCTCAAAAAGAATGCCTCTGAACTCTGCCAGCTTAACAGAAGATTTGAACTCTTTTCCGCTACGCCCGCAACTTACGTCCTCAATGACGATTTGCTTGATGCCATATTCCTGGATGAAGTCAATGAGCGTTTCGCGGAAAGCCTGGTGTTGCTTGTTGTTGTTTCTACGCATGGATTCCGTGAAATCCCAGGTTCCATGTTCGTGGGTGGAATAAAAACCAGTGTGCGTAGCTATATCAAGGGCTAAAACTTGATCCCTCGTCAACTTGTCGCTGTCTGCATGATTACCGTACATTAAATGAATGAAATACCGTTTTGTTTGTTGACTATGAGTTTGTATGGATAGTTCTCAGCGATATTGCCGTGACTTACCACCAAGGATGTAATCTTCAAATGATTCAAAGCCTGGAACATATTGGAAAGACCTTCTTCGTCACAAGCGTCAAGGATCTCATCCAGTACGAGCAAATCCAAACCTTTGTCATCTGTGCAGTTTACATTCGTCAATTTGTGCATAGCGAGAATGTTAGCCAGATTCACCCTGGACTTCTCGCCTTCTGAATATTTGTTGAAAGAGCCGCCATCAATACCATCACGGATAAGCGAAATGGAAATCTTGTCACGGATCTTTCCAGATTTCAATACTGTATAGCCAGAGAATACGATACGGATGTCACTTCCGATAGCTTCAAGGAACTCGTTGGTAATATGGCTCAAGGCTTCAATCTTGGTGTTAGCCAGGTGTGTCTTGAACTCAATGAACGTAGCCTCCTGCTGCTGGTATTTGGCCAATTCCTGCTGCTTGGTTTCCTGCTCAGAAATAGCCTCTTCCAGCTCCTTCTCATATTTCTTCTTGCTGGCCTTCAAGTTGTCGATAACCTCAGTGTCAGAAGCATTCTCCAGCTCTTTAATGGATTCTTCGTATGAAGCAATGGCACCATTGGCAGTCTCAATGTTGGTAAGGCACTGCTTAATCTGGTTGTCATACTTCTTCATAAGTTCCTCAACAATGTTGCAAGCTTCATCGAACATGCTGGTACGTAAAGAAGCAATCTTCTTGTTGATGCTGGAAATTTCGTCATTCAAGGTATCAAGCATTCTTGACTTGCGAGATACTGAGCGCGAACATTCATCAACCTTAGACTGAGCGTTGGTTACTTTCTGAGACCAGCTGGAGCGTTCTGCGTCCATATCGTTCTGCTGCTTGCGTACCTTGCGGCCATTCTCAGTGATTTCAGATATTGACTCATTGTTCTCGCTTACTTTGCTCTTCACTTCGGACTGTTCATGCTCCAGTTCTGTCAATTGCTTACGCAAGTCGGCTACATTCTCGTCAGCCTTCAAGGTAAACTCATGCTTACATTTAGGGCAAATAATGACTCCTGCGAGCTGTGTCTGAATAGTGCCAATATTGCTGGAGATAGAGCGGCTTCGAGCGTTTAGTTTGTCGTTCTCCTGCTCCAACGATTTGACGGAATTGAGCAATGTCTGGATCTTCTGCGAAACCTCATCGTACTTTTCCTGGAAGCTGCTCTCAAAGCTTTCGTATTCCTTCTTGAGCTGTTCATATTCACTGGTAGCATCTTCTACAGATTTGTTTCCAGCTGCCACTTCTTTCTCAATCTGGGAAAGTGCCTTGGACTTCTCCTGCAACTGAGAACGTAAGCTTTCGATGGTCTGCTTATAGTCCTTAATAGCCTCAATCTTGTTGTCACTAAACAACTTAACGATGGTTTCATAATCGCTTTCAAAACCAGCGTCACCGCCTTCCAGTTCTTCAAGCTTATTGGCGACCTCATCCAGAACATCCAATGCCTTATTACATTCATCACTGGAAGTGTTTTGTTCACGGATATATGAACGCTTATTGGCAATGGATTCCTTCCATTCCTCAATGCGTTTTGCCTTATTCTGCGACCGTTCCGTTGACTCATTGACAGCATTAGCTATCTGTTCGTCAATAGCTGATACACGACCCTTACAAGTAGCCACGTCACGCTCAGCGGCTTGTAAATCATCCTTGATTGGTTCCATGTCGGCCTGGAGTGCTGCAATGGATTCGTCAACGATGATGCCGTTGCTGAAACGGTTGATAATCTCCTTTTTCTCTCGATCAGAGCTGGAGAGGAAAGAGGTGTACTTGTGCTTAGAAAGGATGTAGTTGGCAAAAATATCATCCCTGGAGAGTCCGATTGTTTCCAGAATAAACTTGTTGTAATCGTTGACGGAAGGCTGTACCTCTTCTTTCGTCTCACCATTCTTGGTGAACTCAACATTAATTGACTGAGGATTCTTTCTGGAAATCTCTCGCTTAATCTCCATTACGATACCAGTAGCATCATTGAGAAGCGTGAGATTGACACGTGCGAAATCTTCCTGGTCATTGATAACCTCTTCCATCTTAATGTCTCGCAACGTGCCTCCAGTAAGTCCAATAGCGATAGCCTCTATCAAGGCTGACTTACCAGAACCGTTAGATACCTGGGAGTCGTTATCCATATTATTGCCGAACACCAAAGTGGTGTGGTCTTGATTGAGCGTGTAATCCAGCTCTTTGAAAGCGCAAAGATTCTGCGCGAATATTTTAGTTAATCTCCACATACACTAATTGATTTTGTCGAGATATTCCAGGCCCATGTCAGCACTGATTACGCGCTCACTACAGAAATTGGAATACTCTTGTTTGATACCACTTTTGTCGAACTTCGTTTCAAGGCTTTGCTCAGCGATAGGAGAAACGACCGTCTGCTCAGTAACGATTTCAACCTTAGAGGCTCCAGCTTCCAACAATTTTGCCTTGTCAATATTGGAAACCTCATTGGATTTACAGTTAATGCGCACTTTAGCCTTGTAGCGGCCATCTGCCTTCATGTCATCAAGTTCATCTAATAATTCACTGTTGACATCTGAAAGCTCCAAGTCCATCACCTTGTAACGCACATTGACTTCATTCTTGACAAACTCGTATGAGCCATCTTCGTAAAGGATGGTGTAACCCTTTTCTTCATCCTCACCGAAATTGTGCTGTCTGGATGAGCCAATGTATTCAATTTTGGTATTCTTGATCCTACAGCGGTTATGATAATGACCTACAAGAACAGCATCGAAATCGCTGAAAATTTTTGTAGGAAGCTCATCATCGCTGGGAACAGATAAGGCACCGTTAATGCCTTCGTGTATGTAAAGGATATTATATTCCTTGTCATTGAAATCCTTCTTGATAAGGTCGTTGAGACGCTTGACAAAGCTACCCTTTTCTGGGAAATAGCTCATAACAAAAAGGACACAATTGGGATATTCGATAACAGTATAGTCATCTACAACATGCACCCCTGGATATTCTGAGAACAGATGACTATAACCAAGGATGGATTCCTGGTCAACGAGGTCATGGTTTCCCTCGGCCAGCGTAAGCTCTATACCAGCAGACGTAGCCTTGATGATGGCTTGACGTACTGCCATAAGCGTACTGAGCGTCTGTGAGGCCCTGGATTGCCATAGGTCGCCTCCGACTATGATTTCTGGAATTTCGTGCTTTTTACAAATGGCCAATGCTTCATCCCAGTTCTTCTGGAACTCTGGAATATTGTCTTTGCTAACGTGTATATCATTGACCAACAACGCACATGGAACTTTTGTTTGCATAATCCACGATGTGTAAAAGTGGAAGGCGATACGATGATGCACCGCCTTCCTGGTGTTAGACAATGATTATCTACGTCTGATAGGACGTGCTACGCGCCTTTCAGCACGAGCGGCTGGCTCGTTGGTGTCCTCGTTACGAGCTGGTCTGCGCCTTGAAGTCTGCTCTTCTGGCTCATCCTCTGGCTCATTGTCCTTCGGTTCAGCAGCAGGAGCGTCATCTTCGGGTTCGTCCTCTGGCTCGTCCTCCTTTGGAGCCTTCTTGTTCTCTTTCTCAAGCGCATCCAGCTCATCCTGGATGTCACCAAGGAGGTCAGCGTTTGACTTACCGCGAGTGATTCGGGTTTCAAGCTCGTTGTCCTCGATGAACTCCTTGATAGCTGTACGGAGATTCTGGCCCTCTTCCGACTTGTCATCAAGTCCAGCCTTATCAATCTCTTCGTACATATCCCAGAGGTCATCAAGCGTCATGGCACCACCGTTCTCACCACCTTCCGATGTACGTCCGTTGGCGTTGAAGTGTGACTGGTCGCTTGCAGGAATGAGAAGCTTGATCTGGTCAATGCAGTCCTGGATTTCCTTCTCCTTCATCACGTTCAAACCAGCAGTCTCATCCCACTGCTCCAAGAATGCGATGGTTGCCTCCAGGTGATAGCGCGTATAACGGTACAGCACCTCTGGCAATCTGGGAGCATCAAGAAGCATCTGGGTTTCCTCTTCGGTCAGAACGTCCTTCGGGGAAACAGTGTCGATGTTGAACGAGTAGTTGGTTTTTTTCTTCTCGGTAGCGCGAGTGATTTCCAATGGGAAAGCGGCATCAACTGAGGAGATAGGACAAGGCACGTTGCCGTTCTTGTTCAGCTTCTCCCACAGCTTTAACTTGCGCTCTTCCAGTTCGCGGTACTGAGAGAATGACAGCTGGAGAATCTGGAGGCCATCGCCACGCTTGTCGAGATCGAAGATGTACATGCAACGCTTCGAGTCGTAACGCAAGCCACCGTTGAATGAAGTCTCACGGACTTTCTTGCACAATGCCTCATCATCGGCATACAAATCGCAACACAGCTCAACATAGAGGTCGATAAGGTCTTTCTCCAGCTTCGGGAAAGCGTACTTAGCGTTGCAGACACTGACATAGTTGGTTTTCTTACCGTCAGTTGACTTGATTTTGAGGACTTGCTCCTTCACTGGGTACTCATAGCCGACACGATCCATCGGGAAGATGGGGTTGCCATCCTTGTCAATAACTGGAGCAAGGGGCAGGATTCGGACATTGTACGTACCATCTTGTGAAAGACGGAAATACTTGGTTTTGTTACCACTTTCTTCAAGGCTCTTCTTTCTTGCGTCATCAAGTGTCTCTTGTGACTTTTTGAAGATGTCAAGAGCGGACATCTGTTTTGTTTCAGCACTCATCTGAGTTATCGGATAATGTAGATGAAGATAAATGATGTTTCCACATTTCAGTATAAGCATCAATGTAGGCTTCTTGTGCGCCTGGAAGTTTCAGAGCATCGCGCTCTTCGACTTTGATGTTCCACTGGGTTGCGGCATGTTGGACAATCTTCCTTATTACATTATCCAACTCAATTGGCTTTTCGTTCTTGAGATCGAAGTATTGGTACTTCTCTCCTGCGATTGTACAGACGTGAATCGGTGCGTACACTTCTTCAAAGTATCTGTAGAGGGCATCAATTTTTGGATGTTCTGGAAGCGCATCTGAGATTTGCTTGAGTACAATCCCGAAAAGATACTTCAATTGAGGTAAAGAGCGATTCTTTGCTTCATCGTAAATGAGGAACTTGTATTCCCCATCGGGCAAATTTTCCAACGAATCTAACAGCTCTTCGGTGTCGGCCTCGCCACATAGGACTTCGACTCGGCCCTTTTTCTTAATCATGTCATAACGCTAAACTTTTGTTTTGTCGGTGCAAAGGTAGGACTTTTTTTTGAACTATGCAAATATTTTTCAAACTTTTTGCAGACAAATTTTCTATCAAATCTTCAAAAAGCTGATTTACAGCTATTTAATAGTTTCACTTTTATTGCTTAAATAATTTTTGAAAGTGTGCTTTTAACATTTTGCATGAAAACAATGAGTTATATCTTTCCAAGATTCCCCAAGTCCTTCTATTGTACCTCCCCATGCTGGATTATACTCATAAAATCGCTGGTTTGTAGTAGGGCTGCTTAGTCCTCCAAGTGCTGCATCGTAGTGACCAATCTTCACATAATTCAAGGACTCCAGAATCTCTCTCTTATCCTCTGGAATCTCATCGAGGCCACAATACCATGCGGTCTTTACGCGCCCACGCACGTTCCTTAATATACTTATAAGACCATCAATATCATGTTCACCGCCCAATAGCAATAAACACGTGACACCATTATGTTTCTCCAGCAATTCATCAATTACTTCGTTGGTCAAATCATGGCCACTGTTAGCCCATAAATCACGTGAATGACAACCTGGGCAATGAATATGACAGCCAGAAATGGAAATCCCCAAAGTGATTTCTTTAGGGATTTCCGCGAAAAGTTCTTTATGATACAAATACTTTAGCATTCTTCTTTTACATAAAGTTGACAATGACAGACATCATTCTCTCGATATTCCTTGCAGGGGCATGTCCGATCCTCAACGGTTTTGCCTGGGTTGGAGCAAGGACATTCGCCTTGACAGATGGCGATTCGCTTGGTGATGGCGGCTACCACCTTTTCATTGGGATTAAGCCGCCATCCATCTTTGATGTAGTATTCCATTAGACTACACCCTCCTTCTTTGCGAACATTCGATTGGCACCTTCGTTTTGACGAGCTTCTGACCACGCCTTGATAGGACGTAAATAGCCAATAATGCGCGTCCACTGAGTTACCTTCTTAGAACCACAATGAGGACATGCGTCGAATGGATGCTTTGCAATGAATCCGCAATCGTCACACTGTGTCTGAGGCACGTTGAATGTGATGTAGCTATTGCCAACCTTCACAGCGTACTCCAGCAGTTTTTCGTACTGTTCCTTGTCAAGATTGTCCTGGAGATTCAAGTGAGAAGCCTGGCCACCGTCAATGGACTTAGCAATCTGACCGCCCTGCATAGCTATCTTGTCAAGAATGCTGGTGTCATCGTGGGCATCATAGATATAGCTGTTATAGAGGTTTTCATCCTCTGGCACCCAATATCCGTCTGCCTTATCCCAGTTGTAGTTCTTGACACCAAGAGATTCAGCTGGCACAAGCTCCAGGTTGAACATGAATTTCTTGCTGGAATGCTTCTTGTTATTGTCCTTAATAACGGAGAGAATCCAAGAAGCGAACTTCATGTACTCTTCATTATTGCTGACACTCATACCAAGGTAACGAGCGGCCTCATTCAAGCCATTCACACCGATGGTACAATAGAGCTTCTGGAAAGAGATATAACCAGCCTTGGTCTGAGGATACATGCCTTGTGCATCCAGCTTATAAAGGCCAGTCTTGTAGGCTTTCTGATAGTCATAGACGCGCAACAGAATATCCTCCAGATAGCTCTTTAAGAACGATGTGTTCTCCTGCCAGCCTCCGTTTCTCTTCAAGCCATAAGCACGGTCACAATCCTGGACGATACGGCTTAGATTCAGAGTCATTACGTTGCAGGAACCAGTCTGTACACCAGTCATACCAGTTGTCGAAGAGAACGTGTTCTCTGTAATCTCGTTACGCAAGCGGCAGCAGCTGGAGATTGAATCTGCATTTTCTGAAAGGTACACAAAGAATGAATCGCCTTCGGCCCACTGAGAGGTAACGAAATCTTTGTACTCCTTATCAACCACATCATCGCCATCGGTAAGCAAACAAACGGTCATCACTGGAAATGTCAGCAATGTCTTTGCGCGTTCCTGGTTAAGCCAGCGCATATAACGCTTCTGCAACCAGTTTACGGCATCCCAATGGGGCTTTGTTCCATCTGGGAATGAGAAGTCATCGAACATGTTGTGCCAGTAGTATGAATCGAACACGTTGAAGTTAGTGAACGGACTCTGATAGCCACGATTTCCAGCTGGCTGATTGATATAATGGGTAACAGACTGGAAGTATTGGTCGATGGTCTGGCCAATGGTCATCTTATTCAAGCAGTGTTCGCTGGTGACAACTGTATGCTCTTTCTTGTAGTAATCTTCACCCCATTCCTTCTCACAGAAATAGGAGAAGAAATTGAAGAACTCTCCATAGGCCCCAGCACCTTTCTTCTGTGCGGAAAGAAGGAACACGAGATTCTGGAACTGGCCGACAAAGGAACCAAGGTGTCTTGGTGCATGGTTCTTTGTGCCATCAACATTGTTAGTGCCATCCACCAGCAGTGGGTATAATGTATAAGCACTACAGTATGGCTTCAAGATAGCAGAACTTTCGTCATGCTGGTAAAGGATATGGTGTTCCAAGTCCTTTACATACTGATCTCGATAAGGCGACTCAATTTCTGCCAGCAGTTCTTTCATCTGATTGCGCTGGATGATACGAGAGGTGTCCTTGTAAAGTTCTCCTTCCAGTGTTGCTGCGTTCTTCTTGTTGGAATTGGCGTTGTCATCCGTATTGGAGAGATTGGTTGCAGATTCGTTGGAGTCTGAATACTTGTGGATGTACTTCAACTTTTCGTTGATAAGACGTGCTTGTTTATGCTGCTCACGATAAAGAATGAACGACTTAGCCACATCAAACCAGAACTCATTGGCAGTCAAGAATCGCTCAACTGCATCCTGGATCTGCTCTACAGTCCACTCTCCAGATTCTACACTAAAGCTCTCACAGAACTTCTCTATCATACCCTCTTCAAAGGTATTCAGCTCGTACTTCTCTGCTTCAAAAGCCTTGCGGATAACCCTCTCGATTTTATGTTGGTCGAAATCTACCGTGCGACCATCACGCTTAATCACTTTGGTAATCATTGTCTTTTCGTTGTTAATGAGTTAAAGCTCTAAAGCAGCCAGCCTGGATGTCAGAGAAATTGCTGGCATACTCCTTCATTTCCTTCTTGAATGCCTCTGTAAAGTTGAATCCGCAACATTTAGATTCACCGCACAGACCACCACGATATACACACTTGCGTACCATCATGGAAGCCAGCTCTGGATCAACCTTTGCGATTTCATCCTTGATAGCCTGGAATACTTTGCGCGTCTCAGCCGATGCCTGGTTGCAAAGGCGCAACTTAGACATATCAATCAGCGACTGTGCGTTCAAAAGAAGCCCAAGGTTTACTGGAGTGTAGCGGTCGGAATTACCCTGCAACCATTCCAGCTCCTTAATAGCGGATTCCACCACGGACTTAATCATTTCTGGAGTTTGTTCTTCCAGGCCAGAAATAGAGTTAATAACTTCGTCCAATTTCTCAATCAGACCAGGATTACCGCCATTACGGTCAGAACGGCATGACAACTGGAAGGGAACAGACCCTACATGGTGCCTCAGTAAGTGCGTTGAGACATAAAGGGGAATAGATGTGAGCTTTACCCAAAACAACTGGGTGCGGACTGGTGAGTGTTCTGTCTTATAGATACTCAGCAGTGATTGATTGCTTTTCCCTAAGAACGTCATTTCACAAGCCTCTCTCATAAGACTCAAATCGGTCAGTTTTCTGACCGACACTTGAAAATCTTTCATATTTAGCTATGAAATTAAAAATAAGTAACTGGGAAGATGTACAAATCAATTTGAGAGTGCAAATATAGTAAATTAAACCGATATAAAAGACAAAAATTGAGGTAAAGTTTAGACAATACCTCAAAATTATCGTATCGAATAATGCACATATTTTAGCAAAGCATTTTCTTTCGCTTTTTTATGTGTTTCATTTCCATTTCTGGGGTACAAACGATGACTCTATACGAATAACAGCCCCATTTCCGATATTCGATTAACGCCCTTCTGAATTTCGGTTTCTTGAATAGTGGATTGAGCGAACCGTAGCCTATCTGCTCTATCAAATCTGGGAGCGGATCTTGGTTGCCGCTTGCGTCCACGATGAGCTGATATTCGAGTGGGGCTTCCGATTGAAGGAAGTACCCCACTCGTGTTGTATAGAACGGCTTGTGCTTACGCCTATCCTTGAACGTCTTTTTTGGCTTTTTTCTTTTTCGCGGTCGGCCTGGACGGTGCTTCATCGCCTCCAGTTCCTCCGCTTTCTTCTGTTCCAGGATTTGCTGCCTCTTCTGGCTTCTCATCTGATCCACCGCCAGGCACATTTGATTCACTATGCTCTGTTCCATGATTCAATTCTTCTTGTTCTTTTACTTTCATCGCTTCTGCCTCGTTCTGAGCCATTGCGATAGCGTCCTTTGGGAAATAATGAATTTTCATTGTCGTATGAATTAAAGTTTAATCTACTTTCATAATGAAGGCCAACACATAGTATGGAGGTCTGTTCTCATGTACTTCGGCTGCATCCTGGGCGTTGTTATTTTGAACGGTAACGCCAATAGTATGAGAATGTGAACCACCAGCTGCTGTGTTATAAGCTTTGGAATAACCACTAAAGCTTGTCGTTGAGCTTGCATCGTAATGACCATAATTCTGACCAACTTCACCACCCAAGGCTTGAACATAAGCTGCAAGCTGGTCATCACCGAACCACGTGTGGCGATGACTTCCAGCACTTCCACAAGTTCCACTGGCCCCATGATTATGAGCTGGAACACCAGACTGAGCGGCTGTAAGTTTCACCTTCTTAGCACCGCCTACACCACCGATAGTATTGTAGTCTGTATCGTTTGCATCTTGACCAACTATAAATCGTCCTCGTAAGTCTGGAAGTCTGAATTTACCAGATGGAGTGGAGTATTGCTCTCCGTTGACATCTTTAGCCTGGTTAAACGTGGTTCCAAGAGCTGCGTACAATTTAGGATAGTCGCTTATATTCAATGCGTCACCATTACACAAGCGATAACCAGCAGGAACCTCCGAACCAGCCCACATCTTTACAATACCGTATGGCTCTGCGAGAGCGTCTATCTTACTCTGCAAGTCAGCCTTTTCGGTAGCAACCTTATTGTCAACCTGGGTCTTGGTATAAAGGTCTGCTGCATTGCCCTTCAATGCGAGCTGGGTGTTGACGTATGTGAGACTTGCATACTTGTCTGAAAGAAGAATGCCACCCTCACTAATTGCAGGGCCGATGTTCACAGCATTCTGACCCATGATTAGAATGTCTGCTAAAGTATTTCGTATTTCAAATATATTACTATCAGTGGCATTGTAACCAATATAGCCAATCTGTTCAGCGTTGGAATCCTGCCATGCGATAAGCTTCACAAGGCTTGCACTGGTTTTAGCCTGGCCAGCCTTTAGAATCAGCCCAGGGCTTGTGGCCGATGCGAGCAACAAAGGCGCAAAGATTGAAACCTTATTGTCAGCACCGTTCACTTCAACGAGCGACCCTTGCTTACCATTGCCAATAATAGTAGTACGATAATAGCTTGTGCCACCATTGTAACCATTGTAATTAATGTAGAGCGTACTATTTGAAGCCGTTCCACGATTATACACGTGATTACCGCTAATATAGACATTGCCGCCATACAGATTTACACCCTGGATGGTCTGTTCTGAAATGATACCACTGGAAGTGATACGAGCTACGCGATTACCGCCTACAAAGAAGGCGATATTGTTTGAATCATCTATTACGATTTTACGGACAGTTCCACCGCTGCCTATTTGTGACTCAATGACGAGCTGGCCATTATTGTTATACATGCGGCCAGTAGTGGTACCTCCAGCGACTTTTACACCACCAAGACCGTTCAACGCACCGTTCACCGTTACATTCCCAGAGAAAGTAACGGCTCCAGATACGCTCTGAGAACCAGAACGAGCATTTAGGAGCAACGCATAACGCCCGAACAAGGCATCTTTTATTCTCAAACCTCCAGTAGAAGGAATGGAAATGTACTGGGGTACGGCATTTGTTAGTGGATCAAAGCTGCTTGGAACAGACGAACCTATTCCGCAACCATAAATGTTTCTACCAACCTTGTCACTTCCACTCGCATAAGCAACTGTTTCAGTGCTGTTTACTTCATAGATATACTGCGGCCACGTTGATATGCCAGTCGCTCCAGCAAAGTATCTTACCTTACCGTTCAAATAGACAAAACCAGCGGAAAGGGTGCTTCCACTTCGATTACATCCACTTATGATGAAATTATCGCAACCATCGAAAATGCTGGAGAACGCCAGAGCAAGTTCCTGGAGATTGATAATATCGTCCACATAGGTGTATCGGCCACCAGTTTGTGCGTTAAATTCTTTCATTATGCGTTGAATGTTATTGTATATGTCTTATTAGCAAGTTTATATTTATCTACGTAATATGACAACATAGCCGTGTAAGCATCGGTTGAAATTTGCGTAGTGTCAATTGATGGGGAATGAACGATGAAGCTATAGCTATTTGATATTGTCCTTTCATGTTGGAAATAGAATGGGTCATCGTTGATATTCTCGCTTTCCTGGTGCATCACCATATTGTCTGTCTGTAAAATACTGGCATTCTCAGCATAGATAGGAACACCAAGTGCAGAGACATTCGAGATTGAAATCCGCTGTGTTTTGTCGATAAAATACTTGGAAAGCTTGCGATTCAAGTACCACTCCAGTTTGAACACCTGGGATGTCATGGATGCCTCGATACGAGTTTCTTTAGCCCATTCTACAAAGGCATCATTCAAGCTACGCAACGGAAACGCCAATGACTGCATGAACAGAATCAACTTTCTACCACCTATATAGGCAGGAGTAAGCTGATTGATCGTCTTGTCAAAGTTTATAAAGTACCTCATCGTCAATTAGTTTTCGGTGTTCTCGATCTGCAAGATAATAGACTCCATCCATGTAGGTATGTCCGCTTCATCGCCAGTTTTGGTACTCTCCTTGACATAGCCGCTATTTGGAATAAAGAAGCGGTCAATGCGCTGCAACACGGAGCCTTCTACCTCAATAAGATTGTTATCGTCATTATACTGAGCGACAAATAGACCTTGATTGCTATTGTTAGCGTCAATATGAACGTCCACAACGTGTTCGGCATTCTGGATGGCATCTATCAGCTTCTGTGTATAAATGAAGCCATTGAAGTCAAGATTGGCGATGAACTGGTTGATGGCGTTCTGAATATTTGAATATGTCTCTTCTGGAGTTATCGCACCATCATAATACACGGTAAACTTTGGCACCAGAACATCGCCTTTTCTGCTAACGACATTGATAGCGGTTCCAGCAAATGCAATCTGGTGAACGTATGCGCGAATGGCGACCATTTCGTCATCATCTATCTGCCTATATGCGCCTGGTGTTCCAGTGGCAATCTTGAGCGTTACCAGCTTGTCATAGAAACCAGCTTGTGATGCCTCTGAATATGCAGCCTTAGTAATGATACGTTTTGTCTCATCAACATTAGCATAAGAGAACTGCGTGCCTTCATCGTTCATTTCCAGCTCATCACCAGACTGGTATTTCAGTAAGGCATTGGCGTAATATGCTGGAGTGCCGTTAATACGGTTTTTGAGGTCTTTTGCCAAATCAACCTTAAACACGTCAATGATGTTCTCGAATGCCCAGATACATGATGACTGTACCCACGTAATAGCATCAAGAATTGACATCTTGGAATCATTCTCCCATTCTGTCAACTCCAAATATTGCTTGCGGCATTCTTTGGCAAATGTGTAGATTTCAGATAGTGTACGTGCCATTATACTACAGATGTATATGTTTGATCGTTAATGATAAATTGCCAATGCCCAGATTCATTCCAAGCTGGCTCGTTGATGATGGTTTCAATAGCGGCCATTCCTGCTGCGGATGGTTCAGTTGTCAGATATACCGTGCAATCACGTCTCGTGCCGTAATTATCAACAATATACTGGAGGTATTCATCTAACACGCTAATGTCTGTAAACTTCACGTATCTTAGATTCAACTCCTGGAGGCTCATATCACCAATAGAAAGGAGGCTGCTGATCTCCATGCCTTGCAAATCTACAGTAACTGTACCGTCAAACAAGAATAGACCTTTCAAAGAACGACCGTTTGACCTATTTACAAATTCATCAACCACCAAAGGACGGACTGGATATATGGTGCCATTCAAGTTTGAAACATCAAACTTAATAAAATTGAACGTACCGTATATCTTCATTCGCCTTTCATCAACTGTATTATCGAAGAAATGCTCATAGGTTGTTTCACTGGTAGTAAGCGTAATTGACTCAAGCTGAGAGTTGTCGCCCCAGTCAATAATCATAGTTCCTTCACCGCTTGCAACAATTGTTGTCATTTCAGAAGTCGGCTCAATGTCACATAGCATTACCAGCTGTTCATCCGTTTTCTTGAAATAAGAATGACGTTCATTGTTAGCAGGAATATAATTGTTGGCCTCAATCTCTTGTTTCATAGCGTTATTAACCACAAAATAATCGTGATATTCGAGTTCCATACCACGCTTCAAGTCAGTGGTCATATTCAGCCAGGGATTGCTGATTAAAAGGTCAAACAATCCTTCGATGGAGCCGTATAAATGCAGAGCTACATCGAATATATTCTGGGATGTCTTTACTGTATATGTTGCCATTATTCCATTTCTTTTAAGTCAAGAGACATCTGTTTTGTATCGTAATCGTAAGAGGCATTCTTAACAATTACACCATCATCATTAAACTCTGACATAATTCGATCTGCCAACGAAACCTTAGACATATTGCCATTCGTCCATCGTATCAGACCTACACCGCTAATTGGATAGCGATAATTGTTTGTCGGAACACAAGCGAGAAGCATGTTTGCATTCTGTCTCTGGCATTTTACGATATTAAAATCGCTTTCTTTTGCAGAGTATATCTGGATAATGCCACCATTAAATGCACAATAATAATCACTGTTAGAAATAAGCCTTAACTGTGAAGCAAAAGCATTCTCAAGTTCACCGCCATACATTCCAACTTTTACCAGGAACCAGTTAGAACCGTCAACTGGATTCTGGATGTATGAGTAATCTTCACTGGTGTATTCTCGTTTTATGCGAACCATGAACTCCTTATATTTAGGCGTATAAGGAATCTGTATATAGAAACCTTCGTTCTTGATAAGGTTTTCTGTGAATACGGCTGGGATAGTGATTTCACCATAGATATAACGAGTAAGTCCAGTAGGATTACTTACCCACTGGAAATCTCTCAGTTTGTACTGGTTCTGTGCGCCCAACACGATGTCACCAGTCTGTATATGTATCTGAATATCTTTACGCATTATAAATTACCATCTTTTTGCGATTTGTATTGAGTCCAAAGCGTATCATCAATTACATCGTCTTTATACATCGTCAAACCAGCATGAGTTCCAGCGGTAAAGCCTAAAAGATACCAATTCACAAATTCAACGGTGTTACCATTGTCATCATTGATCCATGAAGGAATAGCTTGCAACCTCATGGTCATTCCAGCGGTTAATTGTATTGCCCTATATCCATCATGGTAATTCATTGTGGACGATTCATACAAAAGGAAGAATCTTGCATTGATATTGTCACACAAGAAATTAATTGGCGAAGATTGAGAACCTGACCCAGTAGGTCTTATGCCGTAATGAATTGTAATTACGCGACCGCTATACTTTGCATCATTTGGTAAGAATATGTAACATCCATTGGCAGGAGCAAACCAACTATTATAGGCATGTTCCAGGGTAAAACCGCTATAACCTACTGTAGAGGGTATGTCAACCCTAACAAATGGGGCAGTCACATTCTTAGCTTCAATTTCTGCATCAACTTTCAGATCACCATTTGACTGCCATTCAATCTTTTTATTAGCAAGCCATCCAGAACCGTCTCTGTTTAACGCCCAAGCATTCCCATTTGAAATAACGAATCCAGCAGTTAATGTATTGACATCAGCAGAAGCGGCAATAATCTGGTCAGCCCTCAGAGTTCCAGTATAGATACCATTAATATCTATTGCAGTCGTTAGTTTATCGGATGAAGTAAGGTCAACTACAGACGCATAAGCAACATCCCAAACCACACTACTAATCGTATTTGTATGACCTTGACTATCTTGCACATATATAGTCAAATTGCTGGCACTGTTATTGGTGGTATCAATAGAATAGCCAGTTGGCCCATCAAATACGAGCGCAAAGTGATTGATGGTACTGAAAGTTCCATTGGCACCACACTTTACAACACAGATATATTCTTCATACTTTCCAGTTCCAGTAGTAGGTGTCAACCATTCAGTTGTTGCATCCTCGCCATATTGATTATGGTAATTCTGAATCTTCCAATATAACGGTATCTTGGCAATAATCCTAACAGCAAACTTAGCATTTGCCCTTGATTGATTTGCAAAGTAAAAACCGCCCAACCTCAAATCGTATTCATTGGCCCACGAGGTATTTGTGATTTCCATAACCTTATGAGTGCTGTTTGGCGCGTCATTATCAGTTACAAGAGCGCGGCTGGAAGCTCCAGTTGCCATATTGAAAGGATATTGATCGCTTCCATTATAATCTGTACCCGAAAATTCTGGATCACGAAATAGCATCTTTCCATAAGCCATCTGCTGAGAAATGTCGGCAGATTTTTGGGCTGAATTTGCCAATCCTTTTGCTTCATTGATACCTTGAATCCAATTCAATGAAACAGATGCGCCAAATGTTACGTTTCCAGCTGCATCCCAAGATATATTGCCTCCAGCTAATGCGCCAGCACCAGTATCTTCAAAACGCCATTTATAACCACGGAGTCCATTAGGGCCAATGGTTATATGACCAGAACTTCCAGTGAACGAGCCGTTTGTGTCAACTGCTGTACCAGTATATAGTGTTGTATGATCGAATGCCCACCCAGCAATATAACAAACACCATCTGATTTTAGCTTGAAAACTCTATAACCATCAGAATCGTAAGCGGCCATATTAGCCGAAGCTGGATTATTTCCAGAAGCAGCTTTGACTTGCATGTAGATACCGCCATAGCTATCAATAAAATCTTCCAGGCTATTGGTTCGAGTCTTAAAACGAGAAATGTCACATGCACTCATGTACAATCCCATAACACCGCTTCCAGACTCAAGGCATACGCTATCAGTTGCAAGCCTATTAGGTGTAATTAGCCAACCAGCTATATAACCCTCACCAGTAGCAGACCAATAGATATTGCCACCAGCTACTGCTCCAGAGCCATCGTTTTCAAAACGCCATTTGTAACCTCTCAAACCGTTTGGGCCAATAGTGATGTGGCCAGAACTTCCAGTATAAGAACCAGAAGTATTAATGGCAGTACCAGTATAAAGAACACTACCGTTAAAATTCCATCCAGCAATTTGGCACGTACCATTAGTTTGAAGCTGGAATATCTTTACATTGCTTGAATTATAGGCTACCAAATCAACTGACCCTGGGTTGTTGCCAGTTCCAGATTTACATTGTATATAGATTCCACCACCACTGTCACTTATGTCCTCTGCCATCTGACTTGGTGAAATGGTCTTAAATGAACCACATTCCTCGCCCATAGTCATATAAAGACCAGAAAGACCATCGGTAGAAACCAACGCTACATAGTCTGTAGCAAGTCGGTCAGACTTAATAAGCCAGCCAGCAATATGGCTCTCACCAGTAGAAGTCCATGAGATATTACCATCTGCCAACTTACCAGAACCGTCTGCCATTAAACGCCACTTATGACCAACCAAACCAGACAATCCAAGGGTCATACTATCAGCAGCCGTAAAAATATTATTCAACGACCACTTGGTTCCTATATACAGCGAATCCGTATCAAAGAACCAATGCGCTATCTGTGCCGTGTCCTTATTAATATGGAAGATGGAATCTCCATCCTTATAACCATAAATACCAGGGCCACCATTTCCACCCATAATATCACTTGGGCCGATATACACACCAGTCAAATCACCCAGCGGATCGCTCTCAGTAGTGTTTTCGCGTTTACCGACAAAAATCTTTGGGGTAATCATGTAGGTATTTCCGATGGTGGTTTTATTAGTTTCCCAGTCCTGGATCCAGTCAAGCATCGTGGCCTCCCTGGTTACTGAATACTGGAATACTACTTGAGCAACAAATTCATCCTCCGTCTCAATGTTCATCGTCACGTTTCCAGACAACACATCACTGGGAATGGCTGTAAGTGCCATTCTCCTAACTGTTCCAGCTCCATTTGCGCTTAGCTGGAAGGTGATGCCATTGTTACTCTTCTGAGTGGACGCAATCGTGAACGGAACCTTGACATCGCCTCTGACAACCGATATGTCGCAATAGGCTTCATCCAATATAGGATTTGAACCGTCAAAGTCCGCTTTAATTGCACATGCACTGGGAGTCACCGTCACCGAATAAGCATCGTTGACGTTCACCAGTGTTATCATGCCTTTTGCTATTACTGCCATATATTCTTATTTTACAAAGAATAGGAATACTGGCAGCGTCATGTTGTCAGTATTCCACGATTTCCAGTATTGCAGAGGCTAAGAAATGACTGCCAGGAACTCATCAGCTGTGCGTTTTGCGAACCTCCGATATTCCTGCATAGCGTTAAATTCCTGGATGGCTTCCTCATCGGTATTATCAAGCAGATAGTTGTTAATTATTGCTTGCATTTCATCATTCGTGTAACGCTGGCAGATGATGGCCGATATTACCGTACTACGGTCGTATTGCCCAGCTGGAAGCGTAACGGAATGATACTTGTACTTCTGACCATCGGCTTGCTCCTTTTTGGTCAGCTTAACCACACCAAAATTGATGGTGTACACGTTGCGCCCCAGGTTCCGCTCACATGTCACGAATTGAGGCTCGATGTCCGAATAGTTATACATCAAATCCATAATCTTCTACGAGTCTTGTTGATAATTTATACTTATATTTTATCTTCACTACATGGCAATGGCCCTCAAGATAGCATATCTTCCAGAAGAACTTGCTGTCCTTAAAGGCAGCGCGTCTTATCGCATAGCTGTTACAGTGAACCAAGAATCCAAAGTAACTGTTCATTCCGCTCACGGCAC